TATCTGGTGAAGTAAAGAAGAAGCGGCGGATGTTTTAGAAGGTGTTGCGGATGCGCCAGAGTTCGGTCGCTTGGCATACGCTGCTGGGTTGACCGAATATATCGCTCAGGCCAGTTGCATTGCGGAGCACTTCCAGAAGCTCGGGGTGCTCTGCGATGTAGCGGTCCCAGAGTCGCCCGTACAGGTTTGCAACCTGCGCCTGATTGACAGCGACTCTGCCTTTTGCTTCACGCCAATTCAAGCCCGTGGTGCCGTCTGCGAAAATCTTCTCGAACTGGTATCGCTCCTCAATGCTCACGCCCTTCACGATTGCGCAGAACGCGCTGAAGCGGCGGTCGCCTTTAGTGCTGCATTCCAAGAACGGAGCTACGCCGTGGCGTATCATCGGCCAGTGCTTCCGAAGGCATTCGCTCCACGGTCGCAGGCCGCGAGTTCTTCGACCACGATGATGTCCTCGTTGGTGAGGATCATCATCGGGATCATCTGCGCGATCTTGTCTCCGGCCATGATCTGAACGGGAATGCTGACGTGCTCCCAATGGTAGTTGGATGCACCGTATTGGATCATCTCGGTCGGCGATCTGTTCTCATGCAGGAGGGTCGCCAGCACGATGATTTCTCCCGTGTAAACATCCACTACGCCGCCGCTGGTCATGATGCCTTTGGCAGCCATTGAACCCCGGTCGCGGATCAGCAGACCATCCTTCTTGGGAGGGCAGTAATCCGCACCCGATTTGTGGGTATGCAGCGCCGCAATCCCCGTGCGCACCTTTGTCACGGCGAACGGCTTTAGAACGGTATCCTCAAGCGCGTACAAATCGTAGGCCAAATCCATGCCCGGATGAGCGCAGGTCGGAGTGATCGCGCGAGGATCAAGTTTCTTAACTAACAGCATGAAGGCTCCCGTAATGAAATTCTGATTTGTTTGGTGCAAGCGTGGTGCAGGTCTTCGATCTCAGTCCCGAAGAACGTGGTGCTGCATTTCGCGCAGTAGTACCCAACCACATACTTGTTGGGATTGAAGCCGTGCCAAAGAACGTATGTCATGGTGATAAACGCGATGTTCAGAGCCGTGATGTCATCAGGCGGCGTCGGCAATGTGATAGGGAAGCGCACTTGCTGATGTCCGTACATTGGTCTCCAGTCTGGTGTAAAAAGTGTGCTTGGCAGGGCACGAGAATTGAGCAACAGCGCCGATGGTGCCCAACCATCTTTCCAGTCCGGTCGGGTAGGATTGAGCCGGACAGTATGGGCATTGCAAATGTGTTGGGGTTGTCACAACTTTCTCCTGACCTTCTTCTGCGGTTTGTCCTCTGCTGTCTCCGGCGTTGGTTCCGGCATCGGCGCTGGCTTCTCAGGGGCAGGATCGCCCGTGACCTTCTGCTTCACCTTTGCGCCGTCGATCAGCAGATACTCAAGGTCGTAAGAGTTGATCGTGTCGCGTGCTCCATCGGACACCCACTTGCCCGTGAGCTTGCGGCCAGTGCCGACTGTTGGATCACAGCCGGAGCCGCCTTCGCAAATAAACTCGCGCGCCTTCGCAGACGCCTTGGGCAAGTAGAAGATTCCTTCTTTGAAAACTCCGTGCTTGCCCTTCAGGTCAATTCCAAAATCGTTCATAGTTGGATCACCAGTCCTATGCAGGGCACAGGGAAGAAGTAGAGCTTGCGTTTCTTGCTGTCCCAGAAGAATCCGACCCACAGGTCGTACCACGCAAAGATGGGTTCAATGCGCGGCATAGACATGCCTTCCGAGTCGTAGCTTGAAGTCTTCCAAGCTCTCGCCGACGTTCGGCCAGTGCTTCGCGTTGCACCTATCACGTCCGCCACAGCCGTAGGCCCCGTCCGGGTAGCGGTTTAGAGTGAACACATAACCGAACGGAGCCATAGAGAAACCGATCTGCTCGGGGAATGTTTCTTCGTTTGTCATTTCCAACTCTCTCCTCTTTTAATTCGACCGAACTGCGAACTGCTGATGTCGTACGCGCGCATAATTGCTATGCGTTCTCCGCGTGCGCCCGTGTAGTTCCGTCGAATCTCCTCTACCTGCTCAAGCGTCAGCTTGGTAGCGGGACTCTCCCGAACGTTTTCTGTATGGGTTGCGTCCTTGAGATGTGAAGGACGGATGCAGGCACGGTTATGGCATTTGTGAGCAACCTCTTTAGGCCAGTAACCGTGCTTCTCAAAGAACGCGACGCGGTGAGCGAGTCTCTTCTTGCCCTTGTAAAACCGCTCACCGTATCCGTCTTTGCTCTTGCGGCCAGACCACTCGCGGCAGGGTGTCATTTCTGCCAGTGGCTTCCTATATTTCCGTCATATTCCATCACCACCTTCGTCATCACTTCGGCAGCCGCCCTTGTGAAGGCGTTGCCAACCATGTGAAAAGGAATGTCGCCGAATCGTTTCGGATACTGGATGATGAGTTCGTCGTGGACCATGCTCAGGATTTTGCATTTGAACTCCGGCAGGATGTGCCAGAGGTATCCCTTGCCATCTTTGTCGAAGCCACAGCCCATCGCGCGCTTGATGATGGAAGCATTCGTTCCCTGAATGCTCATGTTCTTGCCGCGCCGTTCAATCGAAGCAAACATCCCCTTGTACATCGAGGAGATTTCCTTCGTGCTCGGATCGCGGTGCGTGAGCCTGTATTCTTCCTCTTCGTCAGGCTCACGAAGTTCACGCTTCTTAAATGCGAGGAGGTTCGCTTCCGCGTCCTCTTCGTCAAGTTCTAAGCGGTCGTCGTGTTCCTGAATGAAGAACTCACGCGCACCATCCCACGTCGGATCAGGGAAGGATCGGCGGCGACCGTACATGTCGCGTGCTTCCTTCTTGAACCGGGCCTGCTCACCGCTCCGCTTCAAATATCCCCATATGTCGGGGAACTTTGACTCGTGCAGCTTCATCAGCACCTTGGCTTCGTCCGGCGTGATGCCGAGTGCCTCAGCCAGTGCCGATGGACCACCGCCGTATGCCAGCAAGAAGTTCGTGGCCTTGTTGCCGTCGCGCAACTTCTTGTGCTCAGGGCAGTCGCACTTCAGACGGAGATACTCACCGTTCGCGTTCTGTGCGAAGTAGGCACACGGAGGGACCGTCTTTGGTTTGCCATCCTTACCAATGACCGCAGAACCATCTGCGTTCATCAGCGGGATGCGTTCGGTCTTTACGTGCTCAATCGTCCAGCCTTGCGGCGAGATCAGCGATTTGATCGTGAGCGTCGGCCACTTCTCTGGGTACAGGATTTCAGTACCAACGGAGTGAACGTCGTGACCTTTACGGAATGCGCTGATCCATGATTCGGCGTTGGCAAGCTCCGCAATGATGCGTAGCTCCGCGCCGCTCATGTCGATTGTCCCGATTACATATTCCTCAGCCTTCGTCTCGCATGGCAGACCGCACTTCTGGCACAGGTAGTCGCCAGTGATGCAAGTGGTCTCCGCGTCGCAGCAGACAGAAATGCGGATGTTCTCGTTCGGAGGGTCCGCGATAAAGCAGAACCGAACCTCGTCATCCTTCGGCAAGTTCTGCGCGTTGGGCTTCGATGAGGATGATCTTCCGGTTTCTGCCTCAAGCTGATTGAAGACGCAGTGCAGCCGACCATCGCCGGGATGCAACCAGCCCTCTTCTTTGCAGGGCTTGGTGGACCACTCTTTAGTCCACTGCTCGCCGTACGTTCCGATGTCCTTCTTCAACTTGCTCAAGCGCAGGAGCGCCTGAATCATCGGCTTGTCGTTGTACTTCAGCAGCGTGTCTTTGTCGGTCGCGTCGATGGTGGTGAATCCACGCATCTTTTGGAACGCGGCCAGCAGTTGCTTGCCGGAGTTGTAATTGATGAGGGCTTCGCCAGCGCACTTCACGACGAGGTTCTTCGTCTTGGTGTGTCGCTTGCTGACTTCCCCGTGGGTAACGCGGGCGGCAGCCTTCAGATCGCGGCGATTCTGCTCCAACTGAAGGAATGCTGCCTTCAGTTCAGCGCGTCGCATCGGCTCTTTCTTATTCGAGACGAGCTTGTACGCAGCGCAGGCCGCTTTCTCTTCTTCGCTTGCTATGTCGTAGCTCTTCCACTTGGCTTCCAGCATTTCGAGGACAGTGGTGTCCATCGCCTCGACCTTGCTGCCAACAACTGGAATGAAATATGTGTCAAGCTCTTTCAGCGTATCGACCAAACGCTGCTTCGATTTGTTGATGCGCTCCATCCAGCGCGGCCTGTTCATTCGCTGGCCGTGGATGTGCATGTCTGTGTAGCTGCCGAGGGCATCGTTCTGGATCTGGCACGTGGCCACGAGGCGATCCTTCTCGATGATCGGAAGTTGTTTCTGCCGGACGGCGAGAGGCAGGTACGTGTCGAGCGTGGCGTAATCCACTTGCTCTTGCGTGAGTGGACTGCTCAGGTCGAACGACTGCTGCAAAGACTTGTCGATGGATTTGCCGAAGTAGCGTCCAGCAATCCCAGCCATCGAAAAGTATTTGTAATCTTTCAGCGAGTGCGCACCCGCCTTGATGACGCGCTCCACTAGGTCGATGGAATACAGCGACCAGATGCGCAGCCCGAGATTCCAGCGCAGCACTTCGTATTCGAACGGTAGGTTCTGCCCGACCTTCAAGAACTTGTTTGAGCAGAGCACCGGGCGCAGCAGGTCTTTCACTGGCGCGAAGATGTCGCTGTTCTTGCCATCGAAGCCTTGAGCCGCGATCAGCTTCTCTGTGTTGCCGTCCGCGAACGCGAGCAGGTCAATGCAGTATTGTTCGAACGAGTCACCGACCTGAATGGTGCGGATGCGACGGTTGAAGAAGTCAACGGTGATGTTGGTTTCAGTATCGAGGCCGAGCGTTGGAAGTTTGTTCCATGCTGGACGCGGACCCGTGGCTATACGCTCGATGAATGTGGCGACCTTCGCCAACCCCGCACCATCGGTGACGATCTGCGGAGCGAAGCCCTTCAGACTCTTGATGTCGAGTGTGGGCAATGATGGCGGCGCTGGCGCGACCGCAATAACAGGCTGTGTGCTCATAGTTAAACTTCGGTGACGTTACGTCGATTACTGGCGGAATGTCCGAGAGGACTTTGTGAACGGTCTTGTGGGATGTGTTTAATTTCTGAACTACGCGTAGGATCGGTTCATGGCAACCAACGTAGTTGCATTCCCGGCCCAAACAAATTGCCCAACATGCGGCAGGGCGTGTTCAGACGAAGACCTGTCCGAGTGCCTGCGCTGTGGGCAGCAGTACTGCTCTAGGGATTCGTGGGAATGCGAGTGTGACCGCGAAGCTGCTGAAGTGATCGACAGAGGGACGCGGCCTATGGTCCCGGCGCTGTCGCGGTTCCTGTCTGGATTATTTGGTGCGGCGGGGAGTAAATGATGGCATCGATGCGCGGTCGATCTCCAATGCAGCGGCGATCTTCTTCAGCGCGGTTTCGTTGGGCACACGCTCACCTGTGATGTATTTGTAAGCTCCGGCGCGGCTGATACGGGCGCGCTCGGCCAGAGTGCCTCCGGTCCATCCTGCCTTCTTCTCTTTCAAGAAGGTCTTGATCCAATCACTGAAATTTGCTTCGGACATCTGTTCTCCTTAACGTTTAAGAGGGAGGAATACTCCCATAGATTTGATCCACTGCTGTACGTCTTCGTTGCTCAACAGCGCATTGCTTCCATGTCTACTGGGTGCCCTTTAGGAGAAATCATCTCCTCGGTGTGAACTATGATGGACCCGAGCTTCATCAGCAGTGGCAGATCGGGCTTCAGCGGGTCACTCATTTGTAACATCCATTGTCAGCGCCTCCCTCTCACAGTCAGACCCTTGGTCGTCTTGGCTCCGCGTGGTCTGCCATTCTTGCGTGGAACGTATTGTGCCAGTCCCTCTTCGAATGGAACCTTGATGACGCGGCACAGCTTCAGCATCGTGTCTTCGCTTGGTCTGGCCTCATCGGTGAGATACATGTACATCATCGTCCGGCTCACTCCGGTTCGGTGAGCGACTTGCTCAACAGTGAGTCCGGTAGCCATTATCTTCTTCGGCAGCCAGTAGGGTAGATTGCTCCAGTCATCTTCACTCATGATCGAATCCTCCTGAGTGAATACTAGCTGACAACAGACGTAAGTGTCAACTGGTTACTCCGGTATTCAATCGAGCACTGGTTTGCAGCGGATGCTTGCGTACACTGTACACTGCATTTTCCATGCTTATATAAAGCATAGTTGGCTTGCCGTCAACTACGATAGTACCACGCTTTACGTTTCTTGTCAACCGAAAAATGTGTAAGCCACTTAGAACATCTTCTTGTATCTCGGATGAAGGATTTCAAGTGCTATGGCGACAGTGGGTTGAGGCTCTCCGGCGCTCGTCGCGGCGGCGGATTTGCGTTCGTACTGGTCGCGGGCGATCCGAGCGCGTTCGCAGGCGCAGGAACAGAGGGTTCCGTCGAGGCGCGGACGGCAGCCGCCGTGGGCGTACTTTTGGCAGTTGCCGCATGGACTACTACCGAGGGAGTATCGACGTGACTCGTCGCCCCGGCTGGTAAGGCGTAAAGGCTTCTTCATAGGAACCTGCTTAGGGTATCACGCATCGGTTCAGAAGTCAACTATAAAAGGTGTGTTGCAATGCCACGACAAGTTGTCGGCGCATACCAATTCCTCTTACCTTATTGACCCCAAATAACTTACCTATAAAACCACGATCCCTACCAGACCTAGGTCTCATAGTGAGAAATTTATTTTCCCCGTGTTTTCAGTGGTCTACACGATAAGTGCTTGACAACTTAGTTGGTACCTGATAGTATTGATACTGAGCCATAAGAGCGCCTCCCTCCGGGTTGAGGCCGTACACTATACATCGCTCACGACCTTCATTGAAACCTGCTCTGGACACGCTTTCGCCGCGCCTGCGCCGGAGCTTTCCCCACGCTATGTGGGTTATAGAACAGGGCCGGGATCGCCGACCGCAATCTGCGGATCAGCCCCGGCCTTACATAATTTTGATCTCGCCGGAGAGTCTGTCGGACACGGATACCTAAACGGGGATACCCGCCAAGGTCGCAACGCCGTCATGTCTCTGGCCTAGTTTTGGGAGTCAGTCGTAGAGATGCGATCACGCGGTAACCGCCGCGTGTCCCAACGTAGTTAGGTGACGATACGTTTCCCGCTTCATTGTGGAAGGGCCGTATAACGGATGGCGCACAAGAGCGCGCCCCGGCAGACATCAATCGTTCCAACTCAGTTCCATCGGGGTCCAGCGCAGCAATGGCATAAGTCGCAACCACAGGAACTCATTCCGTGTCGCAGATCGGCCCCACTCCCGGTCTGCTTTCGGGAGCCTTATGCCGAGCACGGCGGCTGAACGGCTCTCAAAGACTTTTCGCCCACGTAGCTCAACTGGCAGAGCAGCCGATCTGTAATCGGCAGGTTAGGGGTTCGACTCCCTTCGTCGGCTCCATATTGGGAGGTAGCTCAATGGCAGAGCACTCGGCTGTTAACCGAGCGGTTGCAGGTTCGAGTCCTGCCGTCCCAGCCACATGCTGCGCTTGCGCGGTATTGCAGTTGCGGTGAGTCGGACAATGCAAGAAGTTACCCGGTCGGCAACTGCAAAGTATTTTTGAAATTCGTAGCGACACCCTGAACACCCACGCAGCGTCTACGAAACGCCTCGCACGGTTAGTATAGGCTCGCACGATGTAACCGCACCGCACAGCCTCCCTGCCCAAGGGAACAGATGCGAGGGCTGCGGTCTGAACGTGGTGTCACCACGCGGAACTAGCTCGACAACCGCACATCAGTTGAGCAAAGCTCGGTCGTCCTCATTGTGCAACATAGGAGACTGAGAAGGTGACAAGATGGGATGAATGACTGGTTCCCAAGATCAACACTCCAGTCAGGTGTGAAACTCCCAACCGCCGCACGTTATAGTCGTGGGCAGCTTTTAGAAATACCTTGGCTCGTTGACTTCGCCTCGACGAGCCTTCACAGCTAGATCGTTCAACGGCAGGACAGTAGATTCTGAATCTGCTTATCTAGGTTCGAATCCTAGTCTGGCTGCCATTTTGACTTCAGTGAAACGCTGCGCAAACTGTCACAGGAAACGACACACGATTTTACGTGGGCGACTGGTATAGCTGGGAACACACTAGCCTTGCACGCTTGAGTCTCCGGTTCGAACCCGGAGTTGTCCACCAAACTAACGCAGCGACAAAGCCTCTTCATGAAAGCTGAAATATGTCGCTAGTCATAGACGCAGCGCAGGATTACCAGAGCGGACTTGCCAAGAAGCGCAGGCGAACCGAAGCGAGCGTCTTAATTTCTGCTCCGGCAGAGCGTTCAATCTCGTACGCGAAACGCGAAATACGAAGACCCCTTCGCTGGTGGGTTCCGTGAGGAGACCAGCACAAAATTCTAGCTTGGAGGGCGCGAAAGCGATCTCCTTTGCGATTACATCCCCGGCGTGAAGAACGCCGGACCCAAAGGCTCTGTTCCTAATCGGAACGGGGCCTTTTCTATTTCATACCGAAACACAAGGACAGCAATCATGGCTACCAACGTTGCATCGCCTGCGGTCGCTAATCCAGTCGGTGATCTTCTCGCAGTACCGCAAGCGTCAGAGCGTTCACTCAACCAGCCAAGCGACACAGGCATGAGATCGCACGCGCAGCAAGCACTCGACGCGTCACTCACGATTGGTAACGGCCCGGACCAGTACGACCAAGACGGAATCTTTCAGTTCTAAGCATCAAGCCTCGTCACGAGGTATCCCGCACTCATAAGAAGGAAATCAAGATGGAAGCAGCAAAGCTCGTGAAAGTATCAGACAGCATCGACCGGGGCATCAATGGACTGCCCTCGGGCGGCGATTCGGCAGGAAAGATCGCCAAAGGCACAGTCGGAGCAGGTCCGACACCCGCACCCGCCATCAACTCTGGCAAGAAGCTGGACAGCAGCTTGCTTGGCCCCAGTAACCGCGTCAGCAACGGTCAGGGAAGCCTCTACAAAGGTTCGCCGGACAACGACGAAGACGACAAGGCACTGACCACCAGCGGTAATGGCAGCACTGGCACCCACGCCTCGAACGAGTAGTCGGTCGCTCATCCTCTGAAAGGAAACCTATCCAAATGAAAAGCAATCCCTCACCCGCAGTACTGAAGCCATCGCCCGCAGGCAAACCAATGCCAATGGGCAAAGGAAAGAAATAATGTCTGACATCAACTCTGGCCTCACAGTTAGTGGAGGCCCGACGATTGCTGTGAAGAAAGTCGATCAGGCCAAAGTCGAGATCGGAAAACGCGCCCCGTTAGTGGACAGCAAATCTGATCCCGTGAAAGCGGCAATGGACAAGATTGCCAACCCTCCCTGCCCAAGGGAACAGATGCGCGGACAGCGTAACTCTCGGCACTATGACGAGAACGGAAAATCGTTCCGTGGCTCAGAGTTTGCTGCGCCGGACTCAGACGCAGGGAACTAACATGTCTGACTCCATCCACATCAAGCCCTCACACAAGGGCCTTCTTCACAAAGACCTTCATATAAGCGAAGACAAGCCGATCCCGGTAGCTGAGCTTCACGAGAAGCTCGCCGCCGCCAAGCGCAGCGGGAACGTTGCCGAAGAGCGTCGGTTGGTCTTCGCTATCAACGAACATCACTTCCACCACAACAAGGGCTAAGCCCGTAGTCAACTGCTGACTTTAACGCAGGGAGAGTCCTATGCCTGAAGAACAGAAGTCAGCATTGCTACCTGTCGTTAACACCTTCCCGACGCGGAGTGAGTCATTGGTCCTCCGCGCCGAAGCCTTAATGAACTCAGGTAGTGAAGAGAAATTAGAAGTCGAAGATCGCCGCGATGCGGTTATGTATTTGATGGGCGTGCGCCCCGATCTTAACAACCTTGAGTTGGCCCGCATTTTCAAGGTCAACGAAAAAAGCATACGCACCGACAAGGAACTAATCCGAAAACGAGTGGCTGAGGAGATCGTCAAAGGTGACGACATCTCGCTGTTCGTGTCTGACCTTCGTCGTGGTTACGAGCGCATCAAGGTTGAGTTAGCCAAGTCCACCAAGAAGTGTGAGTACGGCACGAACACGTGGCTGGCCCACACAAAGTTTGAGTGGGAGTTGGAAAAAGAAATCATCGAGGCGCTGCAAGGGCTGGGTGTACTACCCAAGAACCTCGGCAACCTCACGAAGACCCAGTTCGTGTTCAAGGCTCACGTCGCCAAAGGCGGTGGTGTCAGTGTCACGGCTGTAGAGTCTGACGAAGAACTGAAGACCATCGAGGCGCAGGAAGTCAAGTTGCTTCCGGGCGCATACGAGTCTGATGAGGACAGAGCGATCCGCGCGAAGTTTGATGCGGACTTCTCCGACGCCCCAAGAGAACAGCAGGCCCCAGAGCCAACCGCCCCCGCGCCCACAAGGGTGCTACGTGGGTAGGCATCAGGCCGTCAATTATCAGGGAACGGGCAGTGCCCTCATGGCCGGGATCACCCGGCAAGTCCCTGTTGAGCTTCACCTACCCAGCGCACACCCGAGGCAGGCTGAGCTAATCAACGCGTTCGATGCGCGCAGGCTCAGCGATGGCCGGGTGATATTCAACCCCGGCACCGGAGGCTTCGACTATCAAGCCTACCAGAGCTTGCCGCTGGCATATCCCGATCTGAAGTTTGTGGTCGGAGCGTGCGGCACTAAGTTCGGTAAGACCTACGGTTGCTCGATCCTGATCGCCCGCATGGCGTGGGAGAACGCAGACTCACTCAACTGGTGGGTCGCCCCGTCGTACAAGCAGTCGGAGATGGCATACCGCTTGGTTAAGCGGCTGCTGCCCAAAGACACATTTACAGAATACAAAGCCGATCTGCGACTCGAACTACTTGAGCCAGACGGCGCTGTTCACTCCGCGATTGAGTTCAAGTCGGCAGAGAACGATGACAACCTCCGAGGATTCGGCGTTCACTTCGCCATTCTCGACGAGGCCGCGCGTATCTCGCAGGCTTCATACGAATCCGTGTGGACCACGATGACGCAGACCGATGGCCGCATGGTCATCATCTCGACACCGAAGGGTCGCAACTTTTTCTACGACGAGTATTGCAAGGGTGACAAGTCCGGCCTGCTCTTAGGCGACGTGGACCCGAACCCAGAGTGGCTTTCGATTAGAATGCCGACGTGGACTAACCCCTACGTCAAACCACAGCGCATCCAGATGATGCAGAAGAACATGCCGTCTGACGTGTTCGAGCAGGAAATTGCTGCCCGATTCATGTTGGAGTCGGCTGGCGTCTTCCGTGGTATCGAAGGCTGCATCAAGAAGGGTCTGGTCGATGCACGTGGCCTGCCCATCAACGAAACACCGATCACTGGTCAGCGATACGTGATGGGCGTCGATCTGGCGCGTAAGAAGGACTACACCGTCATCATCGTTATCGACGTTCTTCGTCGGCACGTTGTCTACTACGCTCGCTTCAACGAGATGTCGTGGGCAGTGCAGAAGCGCCGCATCATCGAAGTATCGAGGCTCTACAACAGAGCGCGATGCTTCATGGACGGCACTGGCCTTGGCGATCCAATCGTTGAAGATGTGCGGAGCGCAGGCGTCCCGGTTGAATGTTTCATCATCTCGAATCGCTCCAAGCAGGAGTTGATAGAGAAGCTGAGAGCAGACATCGAGTTCGGGCGCATTTCATTCCCACAGCTTCAGATGCTCATCAAGGAGCTTCGCAACTTCGAGTACGAGATCAACAGCAACGGCAATATCAAATATAGCGCGCCTCCGGGGCAGCATGATGACTGTGTAATCAGTCTCGCTCTCGCCGCTCATGGAGCTAGCGTTCGACATGGAATCGCCCGCGCCTCGCAAGTGCGTGGAGTTTAACACCAAGCACTCTGTGGGGGAGGCAATGCGGTCTGATCCATCGTTGAAGAAGTGGTACTCCGTCATCAACAAAAAATTTTTCTACGGAGAGCTACCACAGAACGTAATCGTGCGGTGGTCTCTGCCCGGTGAAGAGAAGGACATTGCTTCTCTCAATCAGGCTGACGACCACCGTCACAGTTTTGTGCTTCTGATGAACCGGGAAAAGAACCCCACACGTTCCATCAAGTTAAGCACGCTGCTACACGAGATGATCCACATCGCCACGGGTATGCGCGATAACCACGGCCCGCTGTTTGAGGAGTGGAGAGTGAAGCTCGGAGAACGCGGGGCCTTCAAGAAGGGCGCGCTTCTCAAAGGCATCAGCTTGTTCTGACGCCTGATCTTATGAAAATCCCAAGTCTGATTCCATCGTCCGGCCTGCAAGTAAGCAAGCCAGTGGACGTGAGCGTCATCATTGCGCACCGCGGCCCGGAGATGGGCCTGTGGCTAACGATTGAGTCTTGCATCATGGACTTGGAGCGCAGCGGACTCAGCTACGAGTTCCGCATCTGCGCCAACGGAATTGAGAAGGCCACAGAAGACATAGTTCGGATCAAGCATTACACCGAAAAGACTGGACACGTTGGTGAGTTCCTCCACGTCGTACAGCCGATGTCACCACCCGCAGCGCGGCAGATCGTAACGGAGAATGCGAACGGGAAATACCTGTTCTTCTTCGACAACCACTGTCTTCCTACGCCGGGGTACTTCGCACGCGGCGTGAACTCAATGGAAGCGCACAACATTGACTTCCTGCATTCCACGACGCGGTTCTTCCACGGCGAGGGCACGAACTACGAATACAAGCTGTCCCTGAAGCGAGACTTCTGGACGCTCGAACCATACCGTGAACCCCTCACGCCGCTGACTCCGTACCGCGTAGCGGTCGCTGGACACGGCGGCTTCGCAGTGCGCAACAGCGCATGGAAAGAGACAGGCGGGTACTGGCAGGGCTTCGAAGGTTACGGCGGTGAGGAAACTTACACCGACCTGAAGTTCTGGCTACTCGGAAAAGAAGTTTGGATTGACCCACAAATGATCCACCTGCACTGGGCAGGCGAACGCGCCTACGCGCGGCACTTCACAGACGACTACTACAAAAACATGTTCATGGCAGCCAAGTTGATCGGCGGCGATGAATGGCTAGCACGAGTCTTCAGCAGCGCGATGAAATGCACCCGCTTCATTAGGAGAGGGCAAGTCGTCACGCCGATGTACGAGTTGATGACGGCAGCCGAAAGCAAAGCACACGAGCACTCGAAGTGGATCGCACAGCGCCGCACGCGGACTCTGGACGAACTGCTGGTGTGGTTCAAAGAAAACGACATTCGCACATAGGGCAGAGGAGGCCCCATGAATGCCCGACATTCCAATGGGGTCAGTGAACACCGGAGCAGAGCAGTCCTATCCGACCAGCGTCACCAACGTAAAGACACCCAACGTCGGTGTGGCTGACGACGGCAAGAAAGACAAGGATAAGCGCGAGATCGAGCGACTCCGGTCGCAGAGCGCCCTGTACCAAGCCTACGCACCGTTGTGGAACTTTTTCCTTGCGGCGTATGAAGGCGGCAAGTCGTTCGCATCAGCGAGCAACATCTTCCGCCATCCGCGTGAGCACCCGGACGATTTCAACGAACGCTCGAAGCGTTTGTACTACCACAATTACTGCTACCCGTTGGTGGACTTCTTCACGACGTTCATCTTCACCGAGACGATCCAGCGCGACGGCGCGACGAACCGCGAACTGTACGACAAGTTCATCACCGACGTGAACAAGAAGGGTGAGGATGTCACCACGTTCATGATGCAGGTGAGCGACGACATGCAGATTTTCGGCATGGCATATGTGTTGGTGGACGCACCACCTAAAGCAGCAGGCGCGGAGAACCTAACGCAGGCACAGCAGGATGAGCAAGGCATTCGTCCTTACTGGGTCAGCGTTCGCCCCACAGAAGTTTTGGACTGGGCGACAGATTCATTCGACCAATTCACCTATCTGAAGCGCGTTGAAGTTCAATGCCGCATCGGCGCAGGCATGGTCAAGCAGAACGTCGAGCGATACACCGAGTGGTCGCAGGCGGAAATAAAAGTTTCTGAAGTAGACATCACCAACCCCGACGAACCCGTGCTGCTGCCACAACTGGCCGCAGTGCCGAACGAGATGAAGAAAATCCCGTTCAACGTCACTCGCTACAAGCGCAGCAAGACGCACAAGTTCATGGGGCTGTCATTCCTCAACGATCTGGCGTTCGTAAACCGCGAGGTTATGAACCTCACGTCGTTGCTGCAAGAGTTCCTCTATCGACAGTGCTTCAACATTCTGGCGATGGAGTCCGATCCAAACGTTGCTGAGATCGAGCAGATGCAAGGCGAGATCAGCACAGCCAACATGCTGAAGTATGCACAAGGCACGAAGGAACCGAAGTACATCACACCGCCTGTTGCTCCCGCAGCGTTCTTACAAAAAGAACGTGCCGAGAACATCATGTCGATGTACAAGATCGCCGCGCAGGACACCCAGAACGATTTGTTCAACGGTAGCAAGTCCAGCGGCTTCGCAAAATCGCAATCCTTCCAGACCACGGTACCGAAGATCGCAACGCGCGCTGAGTCTCTCGAACAAACCGAGATGAAGCTGATGGAACTGACCTTCGAATACATGGGCAAGAAATGGGACGGCTCGATCAAGTACAAGGATCACTACCAGATCACGAACTTGACCGATGCCCTGAGCCAGCTATCAACCCTCTTCAAAGACTTGCAGATCAACTCGAAGACATTTGCAGAGATGCAGATGAAACGAATGATCGACGAGTTCGACGGCAAGCTCACCCCTGCCCAACGCAAGAAGGTCTACGAAGAGATCGAAGCAATCGACTGGGATGAATGGTTCGACACAATGAAGCTCGCCTTCTTGGGTCGCGCAGCTATGGCCCCAGAGACGGCGCTGTTAATGGACGAGCCTGCCGTAAAGGAAGGCGCAGCAGCCGCAACGGGAGCACCTATCAAGGGCAAGGACACAGCGACGGCGGCTTCAACACCGCAGCGCGCCACGTCCGGCTCAGCCGAAGTCGCCAAGGAATCGGCGAAGAACGGCAAGAAGTAATACGCCCGAAAGGGCTTTCCCTTGGACCCGAGGAAATGGGCACTCAAGCAGGGGCGACCCACACGGTCGCCCTTAGCTGTTGACGTTTAAGCGCGTCTTGAAACAAAGCTGAAAGGACACTTTTATGGCAGTAGATAAAGACGGTAACGAGATCGTTGTTCCTCCCACACCCCCGAAGGTTGAGTTCACGGCGGAACAGCAAGAGCACATCAACAACTTGTTCAACCAGCGGTTCGGAAAAATCCAGTCGAAGCACGAACAAGAAATCAAAGGCTTGTCCGATTCTATTGAACTTCTGAAAGCCAAGCAAACGCCGGAGCCGCCCGCGCCGCCCGCGAAGTCCGCGACGGAAGAAGAAAACGCCCGCCAGATGAAAGCATTTCTGGACCAAGAGAAGGCCGTAACGAAGGGCGTGCAAAGCCTGCTCGATGCAGAGAGAGCGGACAAAGCCAAGGTCATCGCCGAGAACAAAAAGATTCTGAAGGATCAGGCGATCAACGAGGCCGCAGGAACACTCCCCAACGGAGTGGAGTTCTACGAGTTGAAGACTGTGAAGAAGCTGGTTGAGGACGACATCGAGTTTGATGGCGACACGAACCAGTGGGTCGTGAAGGAAAACGGAAACATCAAGCTGAACAGCGGCATGACTCCGATGACCCTGACCGAGTACTTCTCGCAGTTTGCTGCTGCCCGTCCTTACCTTGTGAAGGGCGCGGTGAAGAGTGGCAGCGGGTCCGCTGAGAGCGGTCGCGCCGGAAGTTTCCAAACCAACCTCGGAACCGTCAAGACCAAGGCCGACGTGAAAACCACGAAGGAAAAGGTCGAGTACATCACCAAGTTTGGCTACGCCGCGTGGGAAAAGTTACCCACGAAGTAGCAAGAATCCTTGAGTCAGCGTTGGCCCGAGTAAGACCGCCGATTCAAGTCCGGTATTTTAGTGTGCTTCTGCCGGGAAGCCAACAGAAGCGCACAAATATCAACGCAATCATATAGGAGCTTTAACCATGAGTATCGGCACACAGTCCGATTTCGTAATCTACAACGCTCAGTTCTGGGGCGGGGTCGTCGAGACCTTGCAGCAGAACACCGAAGCGTTCAACGCGGCTTCACAGAACGCCGTCCGTCTCGTCACCCGCAGCATTCTGGGCGACTACGAACGCGAGTCGTTCTTGAAGTCCACTGCGTCCCTGATCTCTCGCCGGGACATCACTGCCACCACTGGCGTGACCGACAACAAGCTGTCGGCTGGCGAACTGATCGGCGTGAAGGTCAACCGCAGACTCGGCCCGGTCACACAGTCTCGGGATGCCTTCCGCAAAATCGGCGTATCGCCTGAAGAGTTCAGCTTCATGCTGGGCCAGCAGAGCGGTCCGGCAATCGCAATCGACTACATCAACCTCGCGGTTGGTGCAGTGCGCGCTGCGATCAGCAATCAGGCAGCATTGCAGTACGACGCAACGGCTGACACCCTGAAGACCTTGAACCACACCGCAATGGTCGGCGGCATGTCGAAGTTCGGAGATCGCGCGGCCCGGATCGTTTGTTGGGTCATGCACTCCAAGAACTACTTCGATCTGATGAAGCAGCAGATCGCTGACAAGTTGTTCGAAGTCGCTGGCGCTACCGTGTACGCGGGCACCATCGCAACCTTCGGCAAGCCTGTCGTGGTTCTGGACAGCCCGAACTTGTTCACCACAGGTTCCAACGCAACCACATACGATGTTCTCGGCCTCGTCGAGAACGGTGTGGAAGTTGCGGAGTCCGAAGAGCGGGACATCATCTCACAGCCTGTCACCGGGTTGGAGAACTTGGTGGACCGTATTCAGGGTGAGTATGCGTTCAACCTGCGCGTCAAGGGTTGCGCTTACGACACCACACAGGGCTTCAACCCTCTGGATGCGACTCTGTTGACCGCTGCCACATGGATCAAATCCGTGGCTGATAACAAAGAAATGCCGGGGATCAGGGTCACCACGAACTAGTCTCTGCTTTCTGTTAGTCAGCAGAAAACCTCAGAAGGGCCGGAGTTTTGTCCGGCCCTTTCGTCGTTGATCTTATGGCCCGTAGCAGAAGTACGAATTACAAAGAAGTGCAGCGCGTGCGTACGGCTGCCAAGAGGGCGGCACGCAAGTCTGGTTATCTTTGCATGGACTGTGGCGACCCGTTGAATGGGTCCGCATATCGGTGCCCTTCATGTCTGGACAAGCGCAACGCCAGAACGATTGAGCGCCGATCCGAACTGAAACGCAAATGCGTTGAGTTCTTCGGTGGAGCATGTCACGACTGCGGTTTCGTTACTGACATCCTTGCCGTTTACGACTTCCATCATCTCGATCCCGAGCAGAAGGACTTCAACCCGTCAAACCTGCTTGACACATTGCAGTGGGAAAAGATTTTGCCGGAGCTTGTGAAGTGTGTGATGTTGTGCTCCAACTGTCATCGCACCCGGCACGCTAAGGAAACACAATGTCAGACACAGCTTGTAAGTGTGGTAAGCCAGATTGCATCAAGTGCGCCAAGTCTTACGCTGGGCCTCCCAACGTAAACCCTAGCAGCGGGGCCATTGGCCGACTAATGAACAAAGCGGCAAAAGCCAAACGAAATTAGTTCCAAAGTACGAACCTGCCCTTGGAGGTAGAGACCAAATGCCCACCCCGTTTTTCGTTATTAACAGCACCATCGCGGACGAGCGAGCGAACAGCTATTGCGCTGTTACCGACTTTACAAACTACTGGACGCAGCACTATGACGCCGTTACCGCCGCATTGATGCTGGCGATTGTTGACCCGTCGCTGCTGCTCGTGAAAGCGTGCCGCACTCTTGAGACGCTTCACTTCACAGAGCCAGTCGATCCTTTGTCCGACTACCATCTCGTGTACGACTCCCGCAGCCAGACGATCCGCTCGGTGAAGACCAACTATGGTCGTCCGCAGAAATACAACTACTACCAACATCTTCAGTTCCCACGCACACTTGATGTCTATCAAGACGGAACCCTGTACATCCCGCCCGAGATTATGGCGGCGCAGTGCGAACAGGCAGCCTACGAGTTTGCGTTTGACCAATCTACCCTCGCCGACAGCTTGCAGGGCATCGACCGATCCGCCATCAACGTTGGCGGCGTGTCGCTGAGTCAGCACACTCGGGCCAAAGGCTCGATGATCTCCCCGGTCGCTTATAACATGGCGAAACCGTACCTCATCAACCAAGTCATGCGCTTGCAGAGGGCATAACGACACTCTAAGGAAAACCAATGCCTAGCGCAAAGTCACTCATCACGAAGATCAGTGCAGCGATAAAGAAGGTGGGACCGATGTCCCGTACCACGTCAAAGCGCATCACCGTCGATACGGGCGGCGATCCTTTGATCGGGGTAGATGGAACCATCACCAACGTCGATACGTTGTTCTCTCCGCAGCCCATATATAGGCAGCTTGGCCATCGGCAGGCGATGTTCCAAAGCAGCGCCGCGCTGCAACTGGTAGCGGATGATTACAAGTTCACGTTCCCCGTTACACAGGTCAGCAAAGCAGACTTCGAAGATGTGCGCGTTCGCTTGGTGCTCACGGATGCGAACGGCGAAGAAGTGCTGCGCATACTGTACATCGACACTGCCGACTTTGGTGGTGCGGATTTAGTCGTCAACGTGTTTGCCAGATCAATCGGATACTACGGTACTCCGCAGACAGTAGTAAATCCAGAGTTTTGGGAGAGCTTCTAAATGAGTAACACGCCTATTCTATGGAGTCGCGGACTCAGAGCTAACCTACCCAGAGTAGGCGTTGACGGCACGTGGTACTACACGACCGATACCAACGAATTGTTTTACGGTGCCAGCCTGACTAAGGTCAACACCGGAGCGGTATCCTCTGTCGCAGGTAGAGTGGGTACCGTAGTCCTTGGCGAAGGGGATATTACCAACCTGACTTCAGACCTCGCTGCGCTTACCGCATCCGTGGCATCTGAAGCTACCGCCCGCGCAACAGCAGACAACACGCTGCAAACTAACATCACGACTGAGACCACTCGCGCCGAAGCGACTGAAGCGTTGCTAGCGCCGATTGCTAATACGGCGCACACCGGGACGTTCACCTCTCAGCAGTTTAATAATGTCATCATCGCGGATCAGCAACCGGGTTCCGATTGGGGAGCCAAGGTCAACGCGGCTGATGCGGCGCTCGGCTCTTCGTATGGTGAGATATGGATTAGTCAGGCCGCTGGAACCTCCGCTCCGGCCTCTGACATCACCTTGAACACAGGTCATGTGCTTCGCTTCGTTCAGGGTGGGACTTGGAATCTGGGATCGAAGAGAATCATTATCCCCGCTGGTGCTGTTCGTGTTTCGATCATCTGTGAAAACCAAGCCGGAGCGAAGATTCAATACAACGGCTCCGACTTCGTGATTGTGATTGGTTCCTCTGCTGGAACGCTGACCAATCAGATCACATTGAGAGGACTGTTCATCGCATGTCAGAGTACCTCTGACGGAGCCGGATGTATTCACGCGATGAATACTCTTTTCCTGAGAATCCAAGATTGTGAACTCGCAGCTAACCTCGCAAACAAACAATATGGAATCTTGTCCGATGGGACTGGGAACTTCTCCGCTTACATGCGGGTCGAACACTGCAACATCAATGTCTGTTATTACGGAATAAAGTGTACAGGCTCCTCTAACTCTAACCAGTTTGTAGGCGGCGCAATCACCGGATTCAGTAACACCGGATCATGGATTGGCTCTATCGCCATTGACATAGACAACGGTAACGCAAACAACGTGGAGGGATGCGACATTGAGGCGTACGACGTAGGGATTCGCATTAACAACACGGCGAATCTGATGACGTGCACTCGGTTTGAAGTTGTAAACACAGCGTGCATCTTCACAGCCCCAGCAAGAGCTAACAAGGTGTTCTGTGTTGATCCCTCGGCGAGCGTTGTTGTTTCTAATCTCGGAGGCGTGACGAATCAATTCTTGTTTTCGGATCAAGCCTTAGAGTTGCAAACTAACAAGAATACTGTTAACGGTTACGCCGGACTTGACGGAAGCTCGAAGCTCACGGCGTCACAGCTTCCGACCCCAAGCTCAACGACGCTTGGAGGAGTGAAGTCCCTCGTTGCTGTCGCCTCACAGTGGATTCGATCAATTGGGACGGATGGAACCCCGACTCAATCTCAACCTGCCTTCGGTGACATCAGCGGGGCCGTCGTCGGTTCTCAGCTTCCGGTTCCCTCTTCATCTGTGTTGGGTGGAGTCAAGTCTTTCGCGGCGGTTGCAAAGAAGTACCTAACCTCGATTGGAACAGACGGGGCACCAGTTGCAGCGCAACCCGTTCAATCTGATCTGTCTGATCTTCCTATTAGCGTTGCTAACGGAGGAACGGGAAAGTCAACCGCTGGGGCTTATGGACTGATGATTGCGCGGAGCGCGGTCAATGTATTACAGAGCACGCAGGCCGAAGCTGTAGTGTTTACAGCCACAATTCCAGCCGGATTCATGACTGCCAATGGAGTGCTAGAAATAGCCGTCGCAACCAGAAACGTGGCCGTTACTGGAAGCAACACTTACAGGATACGGATAGGGGCCTCTGGAAGTGGACTAACCGGAACAATCCTAGCATCTATTTCCTCGGCGGTGAGTAACGTTTCCAACAGCTTTCGTGGAACTATTGCAAACCGTGGTGTCTTGAACTCGCAGATCAGCTCAATCATGATCCAGCAGGCGAACGGGGTAAGTGGGTCAGGGATAAACGTAACATCAGCCGCAGACTTTACTAACGCGGTGGACATAGTTGTGACCATGCAGCAGACGAACGCCGATGTGAACGGAGCCGACTTTCAGTCTGCGGCTGTCATAGCATTTCCGTAACAGCCGGAGCACATTACGCGAACGACTGGCGCAGGAAGGAAATCAACTAATGGCAAACATGCGCGCGGCAAAAGACACGTTTCTGCACTACCTTGCAGACAACCTGCCCTTGCTCACCTACAACAATCTTCGGGTTGACAAGCAGAACCCGAAACTAAACGAGATCATGCTGAACGCAGTGAACATCACGTTCCACAACATGGATTTCAGTGGTCCGAGTGATCTATCCGCCCTGCTGGTCACAGTCGATGTGGTTAACGACAGCGAACTCATTGCAGGAGACCAAGCGGAGCAAATCAGTCACCTGCTTTTTACAGCAGCTTTTGCGCCGTTGATGGATTACACAATCCCATCAGCGCCAGTCCAGATCAGCAACGAACGGCTGTTCTGGATGTTGTCATTAAGGTTCAAGCCCGTACATTCGGAGAACTTCTTCCACCTGTCCGCGCTGCTTCACCTGTCCGTCCATTTTTCTTAACGCAATCATAAGGGAGTTTTAACATGGCAGTCATCGTTAACAAGAACACCCAGCAGACGCCCCTCGGTAATCCGACTGGCGCTGTCACAGGGGTTCAGTCTATCAAATTCATTCCGGCAGGCCGCGTGTATCTCAAGTCCGCACCCGACTCCACGACCGCCACTCCGGTAAACCTGTACGCTGCGTACACCCAGAAGTCCAACGGGCAGACCATTACGGCTCCCGTGGGCGCTGGCGTGAGCATGGGTACATACGTCGATCTCGGGATCATGAACACACCCGGCAAACTGACGTACAACAAGACTCAGAAAAAGGTGCAGACTGGTATCGACAAGATCACTCAGTTGATCTACGTTGAAAGCCGCGACGCAAACCTTGAGTTCGAGTTGGATCAGCTTGACGACTACTTGCTGGCGCAGCTTGGGTTCGCGGCTTCGGTTATCACCGCTGGCTCGTCTGTCAACTTCCAAATCGGTCAGGAAGATGTGGTCAACGCGGCCATCGTGATCGTGTACCAGAACAAGATCGACGGCAAGGAAATTCAGTGGTATCACCCTTCCGCCGCTCTCACGGTCACCTTCAACGCGGCTGCTGACTCACTGACGATCAAGGTGATGTGCGAAATGATCGCCTTCCAAGCAGTAGGGGCGTCGCTTCTGTCGCTGATTTCCACCACCGTCTTCAAATAAGAAGAACGGTTCACAATCTGAAAAACAAGGGCTGTCACTTACTCGGTGCCAGCCCTTCATTTTTGTATGAGGAGAGATATGGCAAAGAAAAAGGAAACAACCCCCGTACCAACCCCCGCCGCTGAAACAAAGACCGCCCCGGTCGCAACACTCACAGAGCAGCAGATTGCTTTCGCCGCGACCAATGATCCGGCGCTCTCAAGCGACAGCTTCAAATTGGATGGTAAGACGTACAAATACGTCCACCTGTCGTACGACTACTACATCGAGTTCATGTTCAAGATCAAACCGCTGCTTGGTGCCGTAGTGGGAACCATTGCAGCAAAGTCGAAGTCCACGGTAACGCTGCCGGGAATCGAACTCACTGATTCATCGTCCAGCGTCATCAACTTCTGCACCGCCGACATCCCAGACATGGTGCGCATCATCATCAACAACTCACTTGAGGCCGAAGGCCGAGACGCAGAGAAGCTCACCGTTGCGGACATCAAAAAGGTTCGCGGCATTACACCGATGTCTCTGTCCGAAATCGTCATGGGTCAGGTTCACTTCAACAACATGATCGGTGAGTTCGGAAGTTTTTTCGCACAGAGCGTCCCTCTACTGAGGGCGATGGGGATCATCAGCCAGCCCCCGTCAGCAAAATAGAGGACCGAGGAAATCCTTTCATCCTCATCGACACGCTGTGCCAAAGCTATCACTGGACCGTTCCCGAAGCAATGCGTTTAACCCTCCCTCAGATTTTCATGCTCAACCACGCGGCGCACGTAAACAGTCAGCGCATGGATGAACGTATGGAGCAGGACAAAATACGCAAGGAAAAAGAAGAGGCGGCGAAGGTGCTGCGCGACCAGCGTGACCCGATCATCCCGGCCCTCGGTAAGAGGATGTCGGAATGTAACAGCGAGGAGATCGCGTCGCAGTTTGCAAACGGAGCGTGGTAGTCAAATGCCTATCGGTAGAATCTCGTTCAACGTAGAAGGCTCCCTCTTCATCAAAGAGCTTGTGAGACGGCGGCTGTTGGAGTTCAAGTCTCCAACGCCCATCGCTTACAAGCTCGTTGTTCCAGAGGATTTGAAGTGGTGGTACTGGCTTGAGTTCGGCACAGCCGGACGGCAAGACGGCGACGCACCAATAAAAACAGAGCACTCTGGCACATACCCCATCGACCCAATCAACGGGAAGATGCTACTCATCCCCGACGCCAAATCACCAAACGAACCGGGCGGTGGTCGATTCACATTTCACGTAGACCACCCCGGCATTCGTCCGCGCCTGATCTACCGTGGTGTGCGAACAGAGATCATTGAGTACGCGAAGGCAGCAATCGCCGGAGGGTTGCGCCAGTACGGCATCAACGTCGCTGCACTACGACTCACGCTGGCCAACGACATCCTGCCCTACGCAAGGGACATGATGGGCAAACGCCTTGAAGAACAAGCACCGGGCGTCAAGACCAGCGAAAACAATCCATTCAAGTAGGAACACCCAAATGGCATCAGCAGGAGATGTTTGGCAGATGGAGGCACAGATTGTGCCCGCTGACGAAGAGGTTAGTAGTGTCAGCACTTCGACCAGTCCGGCTGCGTTCTTGCACCGCGTCGGTGCGGATGCAGCCTCGGTATTAAAGACACCGAAGGACCGCGCCACTGTGGAGCACTGGAAGCACGAGATCGCACACGGCAGGGAGTTCAACGTCACACTGCATCTCGACTCAATGGGCAACGTCATCGGCGCTGACGGACGCCACAGAGCACTAGCGGCGCACCAATCAGGAACAGACCGCATACACGTAGTAGTCACCCGAAATCTGAGGTAAACACATGGCAGCAGGCAACGCGATATTTACAGAAGTACTACAAATCGGGATTGACACCAGCCAGTTCGCTGCGCAGATGAAGCAGGTAGAGGAAATCTACGCTAACTCCATCCGCAACATGCCAGACCTTGCTGCGGTCGGCACTACGTCGATGACGAGTGGGATGCTGAAGATGGCCGAGGTATTCACCTTGGCCGCTGAGCAGATCGGCAAGTCAGCAAGCTCCATCACCGAAGATGTCGCCATCATGGTGCAGCAGTCCAACGCAAACATGGAAGCGATGGCAGCAAAGACGAAGGCTGCCGCTAGCAGCACAGCCTCTTCGATGTCAGAAGGCATGGGCACCTTTGAACGGTTCGGCACAGCCATTGAGCGCGCCGCATTCCGTGTGCCTGCCATGCTGTTGGTTGGTACCGCGATGGTCGCAATGCTCGCGGCTTTCAAAGCTCCCATCGACGCAGTTGTCGCAGGCTTCGAGAATATTGGCAATCAGACCCCGGCCTTTAAGCAGGTCAAGACGGAACTTGCTGACACGTTCTCCGTAATGGAGTCCATCGCCGCCAAGCCGATCTTCGATTCCATTCTGCAAGCGATGCAGCAGTTGAACGATTGGCTGACAAGAAACAAGCCACTCATAGATCAGATTGTGCTCGCGTTCGGCAACTTGCTAAACGCGGCCCTGAGACCCCTACTCACTTTGTTGGAACAAAAACCAACGGGTCTGCTCAGTACGATCAACACGCTGGTGACCGCATTTGGAATTGGCGTGTCGTCGGTAAAGCTGCTGATAAACGAGATCACCGATCTGTTGAAGGTGTACTTCCTGCTCGACCCCAGCGCGTTAGCTACGGAGGGTTGGAAGAAGTGGTCCACCGATGTCAAGGCAGCCCTGAAGGATGTCGGTAAAGACTTCGACACTTTCGGCAAAGAGCAGTTGGACATTGCTGCTGCTTCAATGCACGCCACGGATGCGGCCAACGGCAAGACCAACGATGCCATCCCCGACATAAAACCTGCGAGTCAGCTAAAGACTTCCAGTGAGATCATGGCCGACTATCGAGTCGAACTGGCCGGGATCAAAGAGGACGCTAAGAAGGCAACCGACGATATTGCCGATCAGGTGTCCAAAACACAGTTGAGCCATCAAGCGGCGCTGCCGAAGATACTCGCCGTGAACGACGCGGAGAAGAAGTCGGTTGACAGCCTCATCGCGGCGTACCGTGAGAAGCTGAAGGCGGCAACTGATCTTCCCCAGCTTGACGCATCAAAGATGCGCCAGTTGGATGATCGGCTACTGCTAGGCGGTCGCGGTAGCGGCACCAGCAGCCCGTACTCAAGCATCGAGGCCAGCGGAAAAACGGCCCGCAATGCCGCTGCAAAAGAAGAAGCGGCTGATGAGAAGTTAGAAGATGACGCGAAGCTAAAGGTTGAGGATACATACTTCGCGGCCAAGCTCGCGCTATTGAAGAAGTCTGTTGCTGAGGGGCATGAAACGCGCGCCGTCGCAGCACAGGCAGAGATCGAGGAGGAAAAGCGGCACCACGAAGCGATCCTCTCCGGCCTGAACACACAGTACGCCGATCCTAAATCCAAGGAAGCGGTAGAGCAGCAGGCGAAGATTCTCGAAGAGAACGCCCGCAACGCTACCGCGATGGCGAAGGCGGTCACAAACCTAACCGACGCGCAGGCGCAGGACGCGGCCATCACCCTCAAGCACGTGGAGTCGATGGACAAGCTACGGCTTTCCACGCTCGCAACGGATGAGGCGCTGGCCAAGAGCCTCGGCAACAAACGGGAAGAATTGGCTCTCTCAAAAGAGCTTATTCAATTAAAGATACGGCTCGACCAGCAGAACCTCGCCACACTGGGATCGCAGTACACCAAGGAAGTGTCGGCCCACGGGCAGTCTCCAGAAGCCGAAAAGCTGCGCTTACAAATGGCTCAGCTTCAAGCGCAACTTGTCAACCTTGGCAACGAGCTAGGCGCTAAGCAGTACTCCGGTAGCAACCTCGGTAAGTTCGAGCGTGCGGAGGATACGGGCCACGATGAATCAGTCGGTGACAAGCTCAAGCAAGACTTGCATCTTGACGACGCTGCACGGGACTTTCAAAACGCTAACAACAGTGTTGAGAAATTCGCGGCAGGTCTGGAAGGTGTCGCCGGGATCATAGATGGTCTCGGTAAAGCTGTCAGCGGTGCCGTCAGTGCTTATCAGAAGGGCGGCGCGCTCGGTGCCGCTGGTTCCCTGTTGCAGAACAAAAGCGTCACCGATGGTATTGGCTCCGTCGTAGGAAAGTTCAGCGAGTCGATGGGGAAGATGATCCCCATGATCGGGCCACTGATCGGCGGCATGTTCAGCGCGATCAGCGGAATGTTCTCTGCTGGCATTCAGACGATGGTGAACAACATCAATGAGCAGATCAAGGACATCAATCAGCAAGCCCAACTGAAGCAGATCGGCATCCAGCAGCAGATCAAAGAGTTGCAGGCCGAAGAGCAGTCCGCCATCAGTGCTCTTGGCGGTAAGAAAAAAGCCAGTGCGCAGTTGAAGTCGATCCTTGACAGCCTCAGCGCACAGATCGCTCAACTGCAATTCCAAGCCGCACAAACGGTACAGCAGTTCAACGACATGGCCACGGCAGGTGGTCTTGGCAACATGACCGGGATTATGGCTTCGTGGGCATCCACGTGGCAGCAGATTAACCAGCAGGTTGAGCAGTATATACAGGCTGGCGGGTCCGTTGCGACGGCGGCTGAGTACCTGAACCAGCAGTTGAAGCAGCAGCGCCTAGCCCTGCAAGATCAACTGAACTCCGGCAACCAGACCGCTATCGGCGATGCCATCCAACTTCTGGACTTAGAAACCCAGAAGGTCAACATGATGAAGCAGGAAGCAGCCACAGAGTTTGGCATGTTGAATGCCGACTCAATGGAGCGCCGGACTTCCAACGCCGTGAAGCTGGGTACCGAGTTGACCAAGCAGCGCGCACAGTATGCGTTGCAGTTGGCCGACACCAACAACCAGATCAGCCTCGATCAGCAGAAGGTTGCTGCCGAAAGCAAAGTCTTCACCATCGCTCAGAGCTTGGCGGCTTTACGGTTGCAATCCAATGCACTGACCATCACTGCCCTCAACGAGCAGTTGGCGAAGTATCAAGACATGGCGACGCTAATCAGGGCGACGAATGGCATGAACTTCACGCCGGGTAGCATCAACCCCGGCGCAGGTCTGAACGGAACGCAGGCCCCGATTCCGGGCGAGCCTTCAATCGCAGGCCCGGTCACTGTCGGTACCGTCACCGTAAACGTTGGCGGATCGCTCGATCCCACAAAAGCTGGCGAGATCGGCGCGGCAATCGGTCGTGGTATCCGAAGCGGTCAGACTACCTACAGCAGCGTTTAGCACAAACAGGGCGATCCTAACCGGGTCGCCCTTCCCAACCCAATCAACTCACCTTGGAGAAATATCAATGGGCCTCTCTGTAAAAGAGACGCATACCCGTGAGGTTTTCACGGAACCGATTTCCGCGCAACGCGCCGTGTTCTACAACTGCACATTCAACAAACTCGCTGGCGCGGACTTGAAGAACTGTGTTCTGTACGGCAGCACGTTTGCGATGACCAAGCCAGAAGACATCATTGGTCTGACCGTCACTATGGACTGCAAGACCTTCGACAATCTGGAACTTTCCCCGGATGTGTTCGATCTCCTGTTGATGCTCATCTGCCGAACCAAAGGCAACAACAAGAAGCGACTGGCCATCATCGAGCAGGTGGTGGGCCACGACCGCTCAGTCCAACTTCTCAAAGACACCGAACGACTAGAAAGGTAATTCCGAATGGCACTCTCACTGACTAGCACTGCCCCCGGCACAAGCGCGGATTACCTAAAGTATCTGTACGACCAGCCAATCAAATCGGATCGTGACGGCGACGCGGTTCTTCTGGACTTCACATTGGCAGCCACGGATAGCAGCTTCGTAAAGCTCAACCGTGGTAACTGGATCAAATTCCAGACGGCCACTTACCCCATCTGGTTCACCGGGTACATCACCAACGAGCCGGAGTACACCTACCTCGGAGAGAAGGCAGGAGTCCCACACTGGGGTTACAAGTATGAGGCGTCGAGCGATGAGATCATTCTCAGCCTGAACGCCCTCGGCATCATCCCTCCATTTTTGAACAAGACACAAGGGCAAATTCTCAAGGCCCTAGCGACCATGATTGCACCCGGCGTGTTCGACTACACGAACATCGCTGACGGCAACACTCTTGCTCGCTACATTGTGGACCCAACCAAGAAATTCGCGGACATAGTGAAGGAGTTCGCTGACTCGGCAGTGTTCCGATTCTATGGTCAGGATCATAAGCTCCACTTCTTGGCAAAGTCCAGCATCCCGCAAGGTTTGACAGTCAGCGGGACGGATATGCGTTTCACCCCGAGCGCCTTGACCGTTAAGGCCAGCAGCGACGCCCCGATTATCAACGACGCTGTAGTGATCGGCAGCATTGAGCCGCAGAACTACGCAAAGGACTACTTCATCGGTGACGGGTTCACCGGGTCTTTCGGGCTGGCAGCCAGCGCGTATGGAATTTGTAAGTCGGTGATCTTGGATGACGATTTCAGTTCGTCCACCTTTGACACCGCCAAGTGGGTCGAATTTGACACCGTTGCGAACTTCATCCAACTCAATGGAGGATTCTGCAACTTCCTCGGAGGCTCCGCTAATTCTTCGTTTGATGTTCACCTTGACTCCGCTCAACTGATACCGCTTAGCGGCGCAGTGCGACTGACCCACGGTGATTACGACTTCGTTCCGCAAACCTCGGACAACTTGGTGTGTGGTGTGGTCGGCGGCGTGTGGACACAAGAGCCAAACGCTTCGTACACGGGATGCGTCTACGGCATTCGGGTGAACAAGTCTGGCGGCATCGTCACGCTGAACCCAATCATCAACGGGGTGGTTGATCCTTACCAGTATGCAGTGATCGACACCACGGGCAACCAAGGAGTAATCCCACCCGCATGGAGTTCCAGCACCACCTATACGGTCGGACAGAAGGTTCGTTTCGCAAGCATTAACTACGTCGCGCTGGACACGAGCTTCAACATGCAGCCCAACGCGAGTCCCGGCGATTGGGCCATCATGACTTCCCCTCGCTATGTGCTGCGCACTACGCTGGGTACCCAAGCAATATTTCGTTCGACACTGGCGTACAAGTACATCAAGAGCGATGGCACCATTGGAAGCTACGGTGGGACTTCTATTCCTGACTCGTCGGTTTGGACGACGTACATCACGGAGATTGATCCGAACACTGGCCTCGTAACAGACGGCTGGCCCAAAGTTTGGAACAACACCGCCGCGTTGGATTCAAGCGCCACGTATGCACTTTACATTCCGGGTGCGTCGAACGATCTGCACATCACGCTGACCAACGTAACGATCAGCACACCGATGCAGGCGCAGTTGTCTATAGCGTCCGCTGGATTCCCGGCAAACTGGTCACCGACCGTCGCTTACACGATTGGTCAGACAGCAGTCTTCAACGGCATCGTGTATCAGGCGTTGGCGAATAACACCAACCTTCAGCCTGCTGCGTTCCCTGCCGACTGGACCACCACCATATCACCGCCCATTCCACGAGCTAGCCTTGGAGAGTTCCTTCCCAAAATTGTTGGACCGAATGAAGTGGACTCTATGGACGGCCTGTCTCCATTCGCAACAGTGGCCGAGGCCGGAGGCACTTCCCAGAAACAGAACATCCTTGGGACGCCGACCTACAACGCAGGCGCTCCCGCATTAACGTTCTTCAAGAACAGCACCGCTCTCACCACGACTGTCCCTCAGAAGGGTGACATCATTCGCCTGACATACAGGTCAGCAGGCGTAGCGATGGGACGGGTGCGAGATGCAGCCAGCGTGGCCACAGAGGCCACGAACTGGGGAGACAATGGAGTACGCAGCCAAGTTAACAATGGCAACCTCACTCCTCTGCCACTGACTTCCGACGAGTGCGAAGCAGCAGCCGCAGCCATCATCGGCTTCAGCAGCTACACCCACTACGAAGGCAAGTATGACGTGGTTTCTGAAAACGTTACCAGTGAGCCGTTGGCAGGAGAGATCCTCCCTTTCACGAACCTCCCTGCCGGAGTATTCGTGGCGACGGGCTTCACCGAGCCGATCTATCAAGTGGACACCACCTTCCTAGCGTCACTCAACGGAGAGGTATTCAACCACAGCATTAGCTTCGGCTCCAAAGGAGTAAACCAACGGCTGCAAAAGCAGCTTGGCAAGTTCCTGATACAGGATACGTTCATCAACCCGGACTCAGCGGAGCTACCAGTATTCATAGAACCGTCGAGCGTCGGCACTGCGTATGCGCCGGACATCACCAACTTGGAGCTAGATTTTTCTGGCACGCACCCGAATGGTGTTGACAGAACAAGGATTTACTTCCAGACGAATCAGGCCCCTCCTTCAGGCGGCGGCTTCGAAGTCCGGTACAACGACGGATCATGGGGAACAGGCGATGCGAAAAACCTAGCACTAAGAACATCGTCCCAGACGTTCAGCCTATCTCGGGTCCAGCGCAACTCAGTAATATTTGTCAGGGCGTACGACAACTCAATGCCGCCCCTGTACAGCCGATACTCAGCCGAGCTTCACTGCGCATATCCGAATATTCCGGCTGAACCAACCGCAGCCGTGGATGTCTCCGATCCCAAGAATCCTCTCATCACGGTTCTGATGCCGGGTGTGATGGAAAACGTTTGGGGAGTAGAGGTTCGAGCCGCAGACAACACAACCGTTCTGCTGCACGTCGATCTCACCGACGCAGGGTTCACCGCAAGTGTGGTGGATGCTGGGAATGCCACGCGGAGCCTTAGCTTCTACGTGTACACCTACAACCTGCTTGGAGAGTACAGCACGGCCTACAACCTCGTCTCCACCATTCCGACACCAACCGTGACGGGGCTTACGGTGGATGAAGGCACCAAGACTCTTCAATGGGGAGTTAACACACAGGCCAGTGGGTTCAAGGTCGAGATCGACAACACCGACGCTACCTTCATGCACATCGTGTTCGTGCGCGGTGAAGAATCCAGAATCGCAAACGCTGTGCTGCTCGTGCCCACTACCCACATGGTGCTGTCCGATCCAGATTTCTATGAGTCGAGATGGTTTCGGGTCACAGCATACGACGGATTGGGAAATGGAACGCCAGCAACGCTCATGCACGGGTACACCCCGGTAGCGGTGACGGAGTTCAACGGCAACGAGGTCACCACCGTGGCCGCGCCGCCGACTCCCGTGTCTGATCCGACGATCCCAACGGCTTTAGCCGAATACCCTCAAGAGTACCTTGAGGCGACGTGGCACAACTACAGACTGAACTTGGAAAGGTACTAACGCATGGCCGGAACCAAAGTAGCGACCATCATGGTGAGCAAGCTCCAAACCACGGGGCAGTACTGCTCGCACTTCGTTGTGGAGATATATTCCGACGTGGCTCTCACGAACCTCGTCGGGCGCTCCACTTCCACTGCCGAAAAAGTATCGGGAGTGTGGCACCAGAAGACCCTGATCCAGTTCAAAGGTCTGACCTACGGAAACGTCTACTACCTGCGGGCGGGCGTGGTTGCTCCGCAGAGCAGCTTGACAACGTGGAGCGCGACATGGGATGAGACGGCTGGTAATGCGTCCATCCCAGCCTGCGGCTACGCAACGTTCGTGGCTCGTCAAACCGGATCGGGAACTTCATACACCGTAACACCGTCTGTGGTTCCTGCGGACATTGACCACTTCGAAGCATGGTGGTCATTCGATGGCAGCGCACCTGTAACCACCAGCAAGCCAATGATGACGGCAAGGCTGTTCAACTCGACGCAGTTCTTATTCTTCGTCGGCTACCACCAGACCGAAACACCTACCGTGTATTTGCGCGCCGTGAGCACATCACACTTGTATGAGGCGTGGCAGGCACTCGGGGCAATCGAGTCCACATTGCTGGTACCAACCGGGTACGTCGCTCCGGTGTGCATACAGAACGGGAACTTCCTTGCCAGCCTAACCATTCAACCACCACCGGGCTGGACCACTGGAAACCCTACTGACGTGCCGTACTTTTCCATTGTGAATGCACACTCGGGCGGCGGCTCTCCGGGGAACAAAGCCTTTCAGATAGTGGAAGACCCCAGTGCTGTGTCAGTGACTACCTTAGCCAAGTTCCACGTAACAGCCGGGGAAGACTACAAAGTGCAGGGCAATGTTTACCTCATGCTCAATGGTATTGGTGGTCACAACGACGCCCGCATCGGCCTACAGTTCTTCGACGCTACAGGAATAGGCACGGGAAGTATTGAGGCCATACAAACTCTTGGAGTTGGCTGGCAGTTTATTTTCGCTCAGGGCGCAGTGCCCGCAGGTTCAGCTTATTGCATCGGGTACATGGCTCTGATGGCCAACTCAATTAACAACAACGGTGCGCAATGGACCAACATCGCTGCCTTCAGAGTCACGAGCCTCAACGAAGTAAGCAAAGGGTCAGTGGCAGACGGCAGCACCATAGATTGTGGGAGTTATTAAATGGCGTTAGGTATCACACATCAACTGAAACGCGGCATTGCCGCGAACTGCCCCGTCCTTGCACTGGGAGAGCTTTATTACGCCACGGACTCCAACGTTCTCTACGTCGGTACTGCCGGAGGAAACGCTCTGGTAAGCCCCGGCCCTTCGACGCTAGCAGCGGATACCGATGTAGTCATCACTTCTCCTGCCAACAACGATGTACTGACCTATGAGACTTCCAGCACTAAGTGGAAGAACAAGCCAGCATCGGGCGGTGGTGGTGGTGGAACACACGTGCCGACTGGAACCCTTCACGCATACGGCGCTGCCGTGCCTACTACACCAGCAGGGTTTGGCCTGACCGCAGGGCAGTACTATAACTTTGCCATGTTCCAGCAAGGTGGAACTGCCGGGTTCTTCGCTTCAACTCAAGACCCGCCGTTCATTCAACTGAATGGTACCAGTACCTACTGCTTCTTAGGGGAAACCAACTTAGGAATCCTTAGCCCAGCAATGCTGGACACGTTCCAGTACTACGCGATGATTTTCTCCACGACTTCTGGCATCCGAGTATGGATGGGAATGGGAGCAACCTCAGCCGGGGCACCATTGGAAACGGCAACTCCGGCGGCATCGTTTATAGGGTTTCGCTTTGACGCTGCGGTAGACACGCACTGGATGGCAGTGGTAACGGACGGATCAAACATCACTGCGACGAGCACTGGTATAACACCGGACACGACCACCTTCCATCAATTCAAATGCCAGACCGATGGTGCGAGTGGATGGCTGTTCTACGTTGACGGTGTGCTGAAAGTGACGATGGCGGCAGGGACCACGGGTATTCCCACAGCGGCGTTATACTCTCAAGCGCAGATCGACGGAGCATCCACAGCAATTCTCAGAATCAATTCCCACCAGTGGTGGACCACATTCTAGCCTCTCAATCCTTGGGCAGTGCAGCGGCGAGCGACTGCCCTTCAACCTCAACCACCAACCCGCACTCATATCTTAGTTAACGATTGGATCATCAAACATGACCGCACTTGCATTCTACGCGGCGCTCAAGTTCTGGTTGCCAATGCTCACCGCCTTCGGACTCGTCATAAAAGCATACAAGTCAGCGAAGGTCGGAGTCACTGCATGGGCAGATGCACTACTGAACAACCATCTGGCACATATCCAAGCCGCCACAGAGGCAACAGCCAGCCTCTTGAGGGAGGCGCAGGAATACCAGAGGAAGGATGCCGAGACGCAGCGACAGATCATCACCAGTCTCGAAGTCCTCAAGGATCGGTAGTAAAACCGCGCTTAACAACCTGACACATTTTTTAGTTGCTTTCTGGACTATACCCTGTTACACTATATGTGTTGGGTGAGAGCCAGTCTCTTATCCGGGCAGGGAGATTCACCGTCTCCCTGCCTAATCTTTTTGGGAGGTTTTCTGAACGACTCGACCAACCTAACGCCGTATGAAAAGGCGTTGCTCAACCGCGCCATTCCTTTTGCACAAGAAGTGAATGACAACGAAGAGCGTTTCCCAACGCAAGAAGAATTGAAGAAGTACCTTCACTGCGCTAGCGCGGCAGCCAAGAACATCCAGCACTTCATCGTCGCCAATGGCATCACGAAGATGGCTGACACGATGGGCAAGGCTCACGATAAGGCTACCGCAAAGGCAATCACACAGGTCGCGGTTGATCCGTCACCTTACAAGTCCGACCAAGAGTACCTCGTCCGAGAGAACGCGCGACTGACCCGCCTGCTCGCAAAGCAGAAAATGGAATTGTCGTCAGAGCGCGGTATGCGGAAGCATCTCTCCGAGAACCACGCAGGCTACGACGAACTTCTGGATGGTATCAAAGAGTTCGTTGACACGCTCGGCGACTTCTCCGGCCCGGTAACCAAGGTCAAACCGACGAAGCAGCTAATCGAACCGCCTTGCAAGGCTGGTCATAGCGAAGACGCTGTGCTCGTCATCTCGGACACTCACTTCGGTGACGTGATCCGGCGCGGCGACACCAGCGGATTCCCTGAGTACGATCTGGAAATCGCTGGCAACCGCTTCGGCTATATCGCAAAGAAGGCCAAGATGATCCTCGGCCTGCACCGCGCGATGTACCCGATCAAGAAGCTGTACATCCCGATGCTTGGCGACATTGGCAACGGCGATCTGCACGACGCGCCCAAGAGCAATCAACTGTTCATCCCGGCGCAGATTCACTTCTCCTACCACATGCTTCGATTCATGGTCGAAGACATGCTCACGCTGATCGAGACAGGCGTGATCGAGGAAGTCGTTCTGCTGTTCAGTGTGGGCAACCACATGCGCATGGCAGAAGACAAGAAGATGCCAACGAAGTTTCAGGCGCAGCGCACCTTCGACTGGTTGATCTACCAGTGCATCATCGAGAAGTTCCGAGGAGTCAAGGGCGTCACTATTCACGACACGATGTCGCCTTTCATCTTCGAGAACATTCGCGGTCATCGCTACGGATTCAACCACGGTATGGAAGTCGGCTACAGGAATAGTCCTGAAGCACAAGCGAAAAGCATCTCGTCCTTCATCAACCACACGCGCGCATTGTTTGACTCGCCCATCTACCGGGCGCACGCAGGTCTTGAAGGCGCGACGTTCGACCGCTTCGTCATCGGCGACATTCACGTCCCGGTGAGCTTCCCGCGTCTGTTGTCCAACGGCAGCTTGAACGGGCAGAACGAGCTAGGGGTCAACTGGGGATTGGAAGTTATCCCGGCTGGTCAATGGCTGTTCGGCGTATCGGACAAGCAGATTCAAACGTGGCAGTACTTTTTGGACTGCACCAGCGTCCAGAAGGAAAAACCAAACGGCTACTGCGAGTTCGCAAAGGACTACGCAGATAAGTTCGGCAAATAGGAGAGCATGAGCACAACTGAATATGTTGTTCGTAAAGAGGGCACCGCTGGCCGCTTCGGCCTTGGGGAAGTAATCGTTCCCGGCGTCGCCCTCTTCCGGTCGGGCTTCTACAACCTGACCCAAGAAGAACTCGACCGCAAGGTCGCAAGCCTCAAACCCGCAAGTAAATAACCGTTCTGAGTGGAGAACAAATGACAAGTGTGAAAACAAAGCTGGCTGTAGGACTCGGTGTGTTCTTGCTCGCCGCCCTCAGCTTCCTCGCGGTGATTGTGTTCGGCATCGTGGTTGATACCGCGCTGATCGGACTCATCATCTTCGGCCTTAACGCTGCGATCTACTGGTGTGGCGGCTGGGCCTTGATTGGCTTTTACAAGACGCTGGCCGCTGGCCTCGCGTCTGCACTCGTCCTTCGAGTGTTGAAGCTCCTGCGGAAGGTGCTCGCTTAATGCAGCACACAGTCGTAGTGGGCTTCGGGTATAAGGCCCGACATGGCAAGGATGAGGCTGTGAAGTCAATCGTTGCCGCACGCGCTGGTCAGTACGATGTACGGCGCTACGCGTTCGCTGATGTCCTGAAGAAAGAGGTCAACGACGCGGCAGTAAACGCGGGTGGGATGCTTGAGTTATTCAAGCAGGGCGGCGCTGCGGAAGCTCTGCCGGAAGGGCGCGAGTCCTTCACTCCGTTTCCGTCGTGGGTTATGTACGATCCAGAAGCAGACATGACCGATCCTCTCTGCCCCCTCGGTAAGCAGCGCACGCTGCTGCAATGGTGGGGCACCGAGTATCGACGCAACCAAGAACCCAACTACTGGGTGAAGAAGCTGAATGACGTGCTGCTGGCTGAAAGGCCGCGCATCGCTCTCATCAGTGACATGCGGTTCCCAAACGAAGTGTCGTGGGTCAAGCAAGACCCATCCTCTGGGTTCGTGGTCCGCGTGGATCGCCTTGGCTACAAGAGCGATCTCAAGCATGAGTCCGAGCACGCGCTGGACTTCATGGCGGATGAGGACTGGCACTACATCATTCAAGTCAGCGACGGAGACGTTGAGGAACTGAAGCGCGATGCAGTGGTGGTGTTCGACTTGATCGTCGAGTACCTTACGCCGCCAGACCTGAGCGAGATTGAATCGTTCGATCCGAACAGAATTGTAGTAGAGCAAGTGGCGTCCTAAGCGGCTGACCTAGCCGATCCGAATCGTCACATGGCTCCGGGCAAGTAGGAAACCCCGGAGCCTTACTTTTGTTGGGAGGGATTCATTTGGCAACCCCGTACCCGAACCACCAGAGACTTCTCGATCTACTGAAGTCCCTTGATCTTTGTACATGGCCCGAGCAAGCGAAGTTCATCATCTGCTTCAACAACGATCCCAACGTTGGTCTAGTGAGTGATGAAATCAAGACCACAACCCTCACCATCTTCCGATCACCCGACGAGACTGTCGGCCTCGGCCTCGATGACATACCAGTAGGACACGCTTAACACTGCGAACAGAGGACCGCGAGAGCGGACGCAGGCTGGGTAGGTAATGCTCTGGACTGAGCCTCCCAAGGATAAGAAAAAGTGATCCGTTTTATCTTAACGACCATCCTGTGCGCCTGCATCGGTGCATCGGCCCTGACCAAACCACCAGCGCGCAAAGCGCCCCACGCAAGCCCAAAGAAGGTACAGCACGGCACTAACCAGTTCTGCAACCCGAACTACGTGAGCGCACCCGGCGAAGTGATGCAGGTCATCAAGTGCGCCCCGACCGTGCATTGCGATGACATGGTGCTGGGCGAAGCAAGACGAAGCTGCAACGTAATTCTGTAACGAACAAAGGAGCAACATGTTAACACCAGAGCAAGAACTGCAAGCGCAATTCACTACACAGTTCGCGGCTCTCGCACACAAGCACGCCACGGTCAGCTACGGGCTGATCGGCGTGCTCGTTGTGGTTTTAATCCTAGCGGGAGTGGGCGGCTTCATCGCATTGAAGTTTGCCGACGCGCAAATAGCGCGGGCCGAGAAACAGGAACAGCAATACAATGCGGATCGCAAGTCATGGCAGGATCAGTTGGCAGCCAGCGCCGCACAACGGGCCGCAGAAACGACCCAGCAGACAGCTATCGTCAAGATCGTCGATACTCGGGACAAAGTGGCTGACAAGGCAATCAGTGCCGCTCTGAAGCCCGGTGCGACCGCCAAACAGGCAGCAGATGGCCTAGCAGCCTCGTACAGCGATCTGCCCGCGTTTGGGCCTGTCACTGCGTTGGGCGATAACATCGTTCAACTGAGCGTGCCCCAAGCGCAGCAGGCTACCGCTTCACGAATAGATCAGGTCAGATTACAAGCCGATCTGAACGATGAGGTAAACCTGTTCACGCTCGAAAAAGCCAAGACGCTGAGTCTTTCCAACGACTTAGCTAGCTGCACCACTCTTAATACGGAATCCGGCAAGGTGATCGCGGCGTATAAGAAGGCGGCAAAGGCGTCTCGACTGAAGAAGTTCCTTGGTGGGGCTACCAAGGTAGCTATCTTCATCGGAGGCGTTTACTTCGGTCACAAGCTGTGAGCGCAGCATCCGTCAGGTTGAGACCGTTCGAATCCTTGTACAACGTGCTCAAGAGATCGGCGGGTATGCGCAAGAGGGATGTGCTTCTGTCCTACGACGAGTTCGTGGAGTTCACCAGCACATCCTCGTGCCAATACTGCGGGGCCTCGGTTCTGTGGGTGCCATATATGAACGATACATCCTTCAAAGGATACAACCTCGACCGCAAGGATAATGCAGTTGGGTACTCGAAGGAAAATTGCGTGGTCTGCTGCTCGCGGTGCAACCGCGCAAAGAGTGATTCATTTACACACGAAGAGTGGGTCGCCATGACTGCGGCCCTGAAGGAGTTTCATGAAACCAACAATAGGTAGGACTGTGATCTTCCACTGTGACCCTTACACGGATCAGCAGTTGCATGGCAGCGGACAACCCGGCAACGGAATTTCCTGCTCGCCGGACCTTCCCGCTGTGGTCGTGCATGTGTGGTCCGAGACCTGCGTGAACCTGAAGGTGTTCACCGATGGGCCAGACGACATTTGGGTTACGAGTGTCACGGAGGGCACAGGGATGCGCCAGTGGTCTTGGCCGGAGCGATCCTAATGAGCCTGCTTAAAGATTCCTGCGGTAAGTTCGTAAGTTTCATCAAGGGCGCTCTGTCGGACGGCGGTGCGCCATCGTCCAGCCGCATCCTCTCTTCATGGATCAGCGTCTCGTCAATGGCGCTTATATGGTTCATCGTTCGTCACATGATGACCCTGCCCGTGGCGACGTTGCAGGTGTGGATGGGCGGTCTGCCAATGATAATCGGTGCGCTCGCAACCTTCGCGGCGTCGCCGTACGGCATCAACCGCTTGAGCAACATGTTCAAGAAGGACAAGGACGAAGACAAACACGAGGAGCAATCATAAATGTTGGAAGAGATCACATCAGCAGTGGTGGGTGAAGTGCAGAAGATCGAAGCAGCGGTAGTTGCAGAAGTGAAGGCCATCGAGGCTGCGGTCCTCGGGACGGCTACCGTTGATGAAGCGGCTGCCAAACAGGAAGCAGATAAGGTAGAGGCAGCAGCCAAGGCCGAGACCGAAAAGCTGGCTGCCGAAGCGCTTGCTTCGGCAGAGGCCGAGCTTGCGAAGATGCAAGCCGAAGCGGCCTCCGTGGCTCAAGTCGAAGCTGACAAGATCGCTGGCGCTGCGGAAGGCGCAGTCGCTACAAAGCTCGAAGGCGCGGCAACAGTGCTGAGAGAGATGCAGCACCCGGCCTCGCCCACAGGGTTACCACCGTGGTAGACCCACAGGCGGAAGAAACTGAGCAACAGGAGCGCCCGGTGACGGTGATCCCGATGGAGACTCTGGTGCCGGATGAAAGCGCGCCGGACTTCTATCCGGTTTTGCTGTAGCCTAAAACACGAACAAAAGCCCCACCCAGTCATGACGACTAGGTGGGGCTATTTTTTTTGTCGGAGTTATTTTCATCACGCGGTCTTGCTGTCACGTGCCACATCGTAGCGGTCGCTTGGTACCGGGTACTCACAGTTCGGTTCGTCCGTTGTGCGCTCGACGGTGGTTGAAAGCACATCCACCCATCGCTTCTCCAAATGGACTCCGTATGATATGCCCTCTTCTGCAAACCTGAAGCGAAGGCTGTTGAATACCCACGCCTCCGGACTCAATCGTGTCTTCACACCAACCTTAAAACTTTCGCACCCCAGAGGACTGCTCAGGCTCATTTTTACCACCCTCCCAATCGTGTTGCGGATTGATAGTTGGTGCGTTTAATCCCCAGCAGCACCCACCGCAGCAGGCGGCTTGTTGCCCCTGACAATATCCGGACTTGGTGACCTGCCAATGGCCGCTTGGATAACGGCAAGCTCTTTGCGCCCAGCGGCACGGCACTTCTGATGCTCAGGATCGCCGATGTGGTCGCAACCGTCCGTTATGTACTTGATGGCTTGGAGTGAGCTAATGATGCGGGCCTTTTGCCAGAACTCATGGGCCTGATAAGCGTCCACTTCGTTCAGCGTGTGGCGTAGAAAATGCGCGCGGAGCTTAACGAAGGCAGCACTTGCTAGCGCGGCAGTGATGGCCCCAACGTAGTGACGGTGATGTCTGACGCCGATGTACCTAGCACCAAGAGTGACGACCAACACGAGCAGTCCTTGAACGATTGCGGTGGAAGTCGAACCAGTGAGAAACAGACGAACCACTTGAAACTTCGACAGATCATCCTCATTCCTTGGCGGCGAAATTTATAGGGGGAGGGATGGTGTGCGGAGCATACTATACCCACTGTCCATTGTCAAGATGCGTGACAGTGCGTGCATGGTAGACTTCTTTTGCCCGTGAGGAACCCCGGTCACCCTTATAGATGCCGAAGAGAAAACTCGAAGCTAACCCCTGCGTACTTCTCCCCGAGGTATGGAAAAGCTACGTCCTGTTGCTCACTCACGCATTAGGGATCGTCACCGCGCGACTTGAGGCAGAGTGCCAGCAGAAAGGGTTCAGCGCGCGCATGGGCTGGATTCTCATGGCGGCTGAATACGGGCCGCACAGCCAGACCTTCATCGCCCAGTGCTTGTGCATCAATAATAATGTGATGGTGAAGATGGTGGATGCCTTGGAAAGCAAACAACTGATCCGAAGGAAACGGAACCCGGACAATCGGCGTGAGTCACTGCTGGTCGTTACTCCCAAAGGCCGCGCGATACTAAAATGGATACATGATGACTTCGAGCAGAGGACGGCGCGCATTTTCTTCCCAGTGCCGTTGGATGAGTTGAGGAGCCAAATGGTTCCACGATTCCGCGCCATCATTGACGAGCACTACCGGAAAAGTCTCAGGCCCGAGTAAAGCAAAAAAAACCGGGGCGAGCACCAAGGCTTTCGCCCCAGCACTCGCCCCGGTCTAGTTATTTCTTACCTTTTTCTTTTGCCCAGCGCGCCCGCTGAGTCTGTGCGATCTTCCTGCGTGTTGCGGCGCTCATCGTGTGCCCGCGTCCGCTCCTGCCAGTCTTGACCACCCCGCCTGTCAGCAACTTCTTAGCTGCGAGCAGCCGCGCGACTTCCTTGTCGATCTCTCCAACCACATCGCTTATAGGCATCAGTGCCCTCCGTCCGACGTAGTGTACTACTGAGGGAAGCGTTTGCTCCAGCCCTGCTCCGTGGCGTCGTAAACATGCTCGTGGTTCAGGCCGGATGGCGCATGAATCTCACCGGGCTTGTACTGCTTCAGCACATCCTGAAGACGCGTACCGAACAGGTCGATGGCCTGCTTCACCTGCGCACTCGTGATGCGCTTGGCCGCGCCGTAGTTGTTCGGATTCGTCGCCCAAAAGATGTCCTGCGTGAACGCCACTACCTTATTCATCTCATCGGTCAACGCACAGTGTACGCTGCGGTTCGCCTCGGCTCTCGCTTGGTTCATCATCACCCGGATGCTGGTGCCTGTGATGTAGTAGCGAGTAGTCAGGTGCTTTGCAACGGACTCGAAGCGACTCAGCCCTAAGAAGTCGAGGAGCCAATTATTCACCGGGTAGGTGAGCAAGAACGTGTAGATGGGGATGGATGTAGCAAGGTTGTTGCTCGCCTGAATCAGTTCTGCTTTGATCTTCATAGCCCTTCCTGTTTGTAAAAGATGAAATCCTTGTCGCCGTCTGCATCCACGACGATCTCGCACTTCTCAGTGATCTGACCTGTGCCAACCAGCTTTGCGAACTTGTTCTTCAGGCGGCGATCCATAGCACGCTTCAGATGCCGACCGCCGTACTTCGGGCTGTAGCCCTCAGCCAGCAAAACCTTCTTCGCACTCGGGCTGAGACAGAAGAAGAATGGGAGGGCGGTGTGCATGACGATTTCCATCTGCACACGGCTTATCTCAATCTCCAACATCTCCTTGATGTGATCCGGCGTCAGCGAGTGGAACACGACGGTCTTGTCCAGACGGTTCATGAACTCCGGCTTGAACTTGCGCTTCGCCGCAGCGGTTGCGGCAGCGGACAGGCGCTTGTCCAAGTCAGCATCGACCGCTGTTGTGTCCGTTGCCTGCTGGTGGAAGCCGAGTCGTTCATCGACCATTTTGCCCATCTCGGTAGCGCCGAGGTTCGATGTCATGACGATGACGCACTGCGAGAAGTCAACCCTGCGGTTGTCTCCGAGCGTGAGCGTGGCTTTGTCCAAGATGCCGAGCAGTATGTTCCACAGGGCATCCGATGCCTTCTCGATCTCGTCGAACAATAGAACGGTGAACTTGAACTTCTCGGTGTGCCACAGGTTCAACGCTTCCTGCGTCAGCATCGGGTGAGTCTCGCGGTGACCGAGGTAGCCCGGAGGCGATCCGACCAGCTTGGCGATGTCGTGCGAATGCTGGAACTCTCCGCAGTCGATCTTGATGCAGGCGCGTTCTGTGCCGAACAATCCTTCGCACAACGCTTCGACCACGCGAGTCTTTCCGGTTCCCGTGGGACCAAGGAACAGGAGGTTCCCTGCTGGCCGACCGGGAGTGCAGAATCCACCGACGAAGTTCTCTACCACATCAACCAGTGCATTGACCGCTTCGCGCTGGCCTACGATCTTCGTACCGAAGGCTTTGAGTATGTCTTTGCCTTTCGGGCTGTTAACATTCGTGTTCAGAATCTTGCGTGACATCTGCACTCCTTTTTGTGTCAGGTGGTTACTTACTGCCCTTCACCGCGCCGATTAGATTTGACGCTCCTACTTCGCTGATCGTGTCCTTAGCGGCCTTCGATGGATCGCCACGCTTGTAGCCCTTGTTACCACTGGCGGCGGGCTTGAAAAATCCCTCGCCGTACAGTATGGGCATACCGGGCACTGAGAACTCGATCCGCGTCGCCAACGCTTTGCTGTGATCGCATGTGGTGCAGATGATCGTGTTGATATTCTCTGCCGCTGAGAATGTTAGGAACAGCTTCTCGGTGATGTGGCCCTTCTTGCACTTGAACTCGTGGATAGGCATTAGGCTAGGTTCCCTTCTTCGGTTAGCTTGACGAACCCGGAGGCGTCTTCTTTGATTTCCCAACGCTCATCCTCTGGGATGTGCAGCGTGCGCTTCGTGATACGGATGAACTCACCGAAGGCAGCCCGAGCATTTTCGAACGCACGCGCGTTGGCAACCAAGTTGACGTGCAGCTTCTTTATCTCCTCGGCAACTCGCGCCGGAATGGCGATCTCCTGCGGCTTGATCTCTGTGGGTAGTACTATATTCTGTGTCTCTTCCAAGGCGTTACTCCTATTCGATAGCCATTAAAATTGGCTGCAACGGTTGCCCAAACGTCAGGAGGGTCAGGTAAATGTCCTCTCCTTCTGCCACTGCCTTGCGTTGGTCGGCGGTGAAGGTCCAACGCGACATCACTCGCACATCACCAGACCCCGGATAGGTTTCATAGATCAAGGTGCGCAAGGGCACGTACTGGGGCTGGTCTTTTGCAAACACAACTTCCTCGGCTTCCCGTCCTGCCACGACAGGTCCGGCAAACGGCTTCAAGTAGTCCAAAGATGTTCCTCCATGCTTCTATTCTATTGTATTCTGTACTATGTTAGTTGTCAATCACTTTAGATCATCTGGCGGCTTGGTGATCCAATGGCTCGTGCTGTCGTTCCGACCGTGGGACACGTAGCAGGTAGTCGGTGGGTGGTTCAGCATGATGCCCTGCGGGAATCTCGGCAGAGTGTACTTGTGCAGAATCCAGTCGTCCGCTTCGTTCTTCCCGGCGCGCTCCAACATATCGGACAGGTACCAGTTGGCGACATCGTGGTTGAACATGAAGGTGTCTGACATTCCACCCAGCGGGTTCCACGTGAACTCCCGGTTCTGCTTGAACACGTATTGCTTCTGGTTCAGCACGAGGATGTCAGCGCGGCGCTTGCCGATCCACGGATAGTCTTTGGCGACCGCAGCCAACTCTTCCAGATGGGTCTCGTAGAAGATGTCATCGTGATCCCACTTCGTGTACAGGTCGCAGCGCCCGGTATGCACCAGGCGCTTCAGGGGAAGGTAGTGGAAGTACGGATGCGCCAGCCCAGCCTCGGTGTGATCGAACATGATCTGCGTCGTCTGGCTGAGTCTGCGCAGCACATCACGGCTGATGAGATCGGCGGTCTGGAACGGATGACCGTTCTCGTGAATTGCCAACATATCGGGCCGCACCGTCTGCGCTTCCAGTTGGAGCAGAGCTAGGCGAAGGAACATCGGGTTGTTGTGTGTTGCGATGTAAACGCCTAGCTTCATGCTCTGTCTCTCGCACTGATTACCCGCAGGTGCGTCGGGTCGTCCTCTGGTACGAATGCGTCGTAGCGGATGTTGCAGCAAGCCGACGTGGAGCCTAGACCACCGGGCGTCCACATGATGATTTTCAAGCATCGCTCACACTTGATCTGGTCGAGTGTGCCGAACTCGTAGTTGCCGTCAACTTTCATAAAGCTCCCCACTCTCTTCCAAGGTTGCGCTCGACCCCGATCTTGCCATCGGCCATTTCCTGCGTCTTGCGGGCGTAGGTCATGACCGGGATGTTGTTCTTGGCATCGCTGGAATTGAACGAGCACCCGTGCCACTGGTGCTCAACCTCGATGTTGGTGAAGTGGAACTCTACTCCGCACTTCGCCAGACGATCCGCGAAGTCCACATCATCCATACCGTAGTATTGATAGTCCTCATCGAAGCCACGGAGCTTCTCGAACCACTCGCGCCGGAGCGCGCCGCAGAAGAAGAAGGGGCGAGGGCTGAACGTCCTGTGACAGTACCAGCGGTTTTCGGAGTTGCTTTGGCCGTATTGGTCGAGCACTGCGACCTGAGCGAACACGGCGTTCATGGTGCCGCATTGCTCTGACAGACGTTGGATCACTTCTCGGCTGTGCCTAACCTCGGCGTTCTGAAGGACGATGATGTCACCCTTCGCCATGCGCACGCCGACGTTGTTCGGTCGCGCCGGGTTGTTATACCCGAGAGTCCTGTCGCGGTTCATCCTGTGGTATGTCATCGAGAACGGCCACGGCTCAGCGCACAGCTTCGGTGTAGCCTCGTCAGAGCCATCGTCGATCACAATGACTTCGTAGTCCTTGAACTCCTGCTTCATGAAGCTCTCGAACGTCGAGCGCAGAAGTGGTGCGCGATTGAATGTGGTGATTACGACAGATACGAGTGGAGATGACATGCGATCCTTTCTGCTGCTTTGCCGTCCCAGTACAACGGCGTTGAACCCTTCTTCCATTTGCCATCGAGGATGCGGAGCACCTGCCCCATCAACATCTCCGGCGTTGAGAGTTCGTTGGTGCCCTCGGTGATGGTGACCGGGCGTTCTGTGCTCGGGCGCATCGTCAAGCACGGTGTCCCGGCCAGCGTCGCTTCCTCTTGCAGACCACCGGAGTCGGTGATGAGGAACTGTGCTTGGCGCAGCCACTTTGCAAACGTCTTGTAGCTGGCAGGACCAAGTACCTTAACGTTGCTCGGTACACACGACGGCAACTTCACACGTGGATGCTTCGGGAAGATGACCGGGTATTGCAACTGACCAACCTTAGCCATGAGCTTCAACATGAATAGTGGATTGTCCACGTTCTCTGGCCTGTGCATCGTCAGCAGTCCGAACCGCTCGCGCTTGATCGCTAGATCGTTCAGGCATCCCGCCCAGTGGCATGTGTCCACCATCACGTTGCCCACGAACTGAATACGCTCGAACACAACCTTCTCCTTCGCCAAGTTGTACACCGCGTCCACCGATGGAACGTAGAGGATGTCGGCGAAGCGATCTATCTTGATGCGGTTGTATTCTTCGATCATGCGATCATCGCCGCAGCGAAGCCCAGCCTCTACGTGAGCGAACTCACATTTGGCATCCTCGGCTGCCATAGCAGCGTCGAGGGATGTGTTGCAGTCTCCGTAGACCATGACCAGATCGGGTCTCAACACTCTCAGAGCTTCAGCAAGGGATTCATTCTTGGCGCTTCTGTCGTCACCACACAGCACCATGTCGATGTGGCAGCCCGTGTCTTCGATGATGTTCTTGGACATCTGATCGTCGTAATGCTGTCCGGTGTGGACCACGGTCTGCGAGTAGTTGTACTTGCGCAGCGCCCGCCACACGGGAGCGACCTTGGGGAATTGAGGCCGCGTACCGACGACGTGAACGATGTGTTTACGACCGGACAAGTTGGTCATCTCTGGTTGCTCCTCTGTTGCTTTCTGGTTGCCCATCGGACATTGCCCGGTCTGTAGTGGCCGTTGTTCCTGATCCTATCCAAAGAATGCAAACGGCTTGGTCGGCGTCCCAGCTCATATAAGAATTGAGTGAAGCTGGTGAACAGGAACTTGATGCCTCTACCACCGTAGTCGGAGTAGTTCTTGTTGCGCGGATTGTTGCATCGGTTCTTAGCGTTGACGTATGCCCTGTGCTCCGATGTCACGTGCAGTCTGCGTGCATCTCCGTGTAGGAGGTTGCCTTGACCACAACCGCAGCTTCGAGTTCCGCCCGATCTTAGGTTGGCTCCGGTGACCACAGCCTTGCCTCCGCAACAACATCTGCACAACCACGTCAGATTGCCGTGGGAGTTTATGCCGTGCTGGCTATCCACTTTCAACAGACCGAATGTTTGTCCTTCCAAGCGCAGTCGTTTCATTTCTTCACCAGTTCATCGCAGAAAGGTTCCCAATAACGTTCCACGAGGTACTTGCTGTTGTAGAATCTCTCGATCCAGTTGCGTGCGGCGTGCCTGTTCTCAAGCAGTAACTCATCATTTAGCTTTGCGGTATGCACAGCGTTGCGTAGGCTGTTCACTTCCATGAATGGCGATCCAACGCCCGGTGCCATGTGCTCAAGCTGGTCTTGTAGAGTGATGGGGTGATTCCAAGCTATCGACGGTATGCCTTGCGCCAGAGATTCTGTGCCAGCGAGTCCGTAGTGGCCCTCGTCTACGTTGTCTATCGTGATGGTAGCCATCTTGCGGCGAGTCGTCATCACCTGCGTATGAGACATATTGCTCAGGCAAAGGCCGAGTTCTCCTAGTTGGTCCACCAGTTAAGAA